GTCACTGGAGTTTTTCAGTGTTTTTCGTGTGGGTATAAGGGTAGTATACAGCATTTATTTAATGAGAAGATAAACCATCTACAAGTACGCAGAGAACTTTTCAAGCAAAAGATTGTAGAAAAAAGGGCAGAAAGTATTGGTTTATCTATTCCTTTTAATTATACTCCCTATCTAGGTAACTGGCGGAACATACGTCCAGAAACCTACAAAAAATTTGAAGCGTTTCAACATACTAATCCAGATTATATCAATAGGATAGTTTTTCCTATAAGAGATGTGTCTGGTAAAATAGTTGCGTTCAATGGTAGACACTTAACAGATGGAATACCTAAGTATAAAATTAGTCCTAGAGGCGCTAAGATGCCTCTCTTCCCGGCGGTAACGCCCAGGAAAGGTAAAATAATCCTAGTAGAAGGTATATTTGATGTGATAAATCTACATGATAAAGGATTAACTAATGCTGTGTGTTGTTTCGGAACACAGAATATAAATGAAGATAAATTAAGTATGCTTTCTATGCAAGGCGCATCAGGGATAGATGTCTTTTTCGATGGAGACGATGCTGGTCAGGAAGCTGCTGTAAAAATAGAAGCTATGTGCGAGAGAATTGGTCTCCTATCTAGGAATATATGTTTGAAGCATACAGATCCTGGAGCACTAGCGCAATCCCAAGTTGATAAACTAACGAGTAAATTATATGCCTAAAGTTGCATTAGTAGAAACCAAACCCAGTAGAAATGACTGGAACCAACTGTTCGAGGGAGAGTTCTCTTTCGACCAGTTTCAGCTATGTTCAGACCCCTCGATTAAGAAAGTATTAAAACGAGACTGTGATATTGACATAGACACCTCATCATATGACTGGATCATCTTAGTAGGAAGTGAATCATTAAAATACTTCACTAAGATTAATTCAGTTACAGAATATACCGGCAAGAAAGTTGATAAAAAGTTTCTGCCAGTAATTAATCCTGCCATGTTAAAGTTCAAGCCCGAAGCTAAAAAGACTTGGGTCGACTCTAAAATGAACATTATTAAGTATATTAAGGGCGAGATAAAAGACGTAATAATTGATGATAGTATTGCTTTTGGAATCACAGATTCCAAAGAAGCAGAAGAATTTATAGATAAAGCCATTGCCTACGAAGATGATTTCATAGCCCTCGACTCAGAGACTTCTAATTTATACCCTAGAAATGGATATATGTTAGGGCTATCTTTATGCTATGATGGACAAACTGCGGCTTATATTGATACCAACTGTATTGATGAAGCAATAGAATCAAAATTACAGGAATTATTTAATAAGAAAATTGTAATTTTCCATAACGCTAAATTTGACCTTGCATGGTTTGAGTATCATTTTGGATTCGAATTTCCAAATATAGAAGATACTATGCTCCTATCTTATTTAGTCAATGAAAATCCAGGTAATCACGGACTAAAGACCTTGGCTCTAAGGTATACTCCTTACGGGGATTACGAAAAGCCAATGTATGATTGGATAGAGGCATACAAGAAAGAGAATAGAATACTTAAAGCTGACTTTCGGTGGGAGGAGATTCCCTTCGAAGTAATGAAAACATACGCAGCTATGGACGCATTAGTTACCTTTAAAGTATACGAGAAATTTGTAAAGATTAAGCAGAATGAAAAACTTGCTTGGGTATATAAGAACTTATTGTTACCTGGTACCAGGTTTTTACTTACTACCCAAGAAAACGGTGTTCCTTTCGACAAAGAAAGACTAGTAGTTGCTCAGGATTTGATGCAGCAAAACATTGACGAAGCTATCAAACAGATGTATGATGACTTTGATATAGAAAGATTTGAGAAATTAAATGGTAAACCTTTTAACCCTAATAGCACTGTTCAACTTCGCAGCCTTTTGTTTGATTTTATTGGCCTTACTCCTACTGGTAAGAAAACTGGAACGGGCCAACAGTCAACAGACTCAGAAGTCCTTACTGAACTTGCAGAAAAATCTAAACTTCCCGAACATATCTTGGCAATCCGTCAAAAATCCAAAATTAAAAATACTTATTTGGACAAAATCATACCGCAGTTGGATAAAGATGTGCGTCTCAGGACTTCTTTTAACCTCCATTCTACTACTTCTGGTCGTCTTAGCAGCAGCGGTAAGTTAAATATGCAGCAAATTCCTCGTGACAATCCTATTGTCAAAGGATGTATACGAGCCTCAACGGGGTCGCAGATAGTCGCAATGGATTTAACAACAGCAGAAGTATATGTGGCAGCTAAGTTAGCAAACGATGAGTCTCTCATGAATGTATTTAGAGAAGGTGGAAATTTCCACAGTACGATTGCTAAGACAGTATTTAAATTACCCTGCAAAGCATCAGAAGTGGCCGAGCTATACCCCTACAAAAGACAAGCTGCCAAGGCAGTAACTTTTGGAATCATGTATGGAGCCGGGCCACATAAAATAAGTCAACAAGTTACAAAGGATTCTGGAAAGTATTTCAGTGTCCAAGAAGCGTCTGAAGTTATACACGATTATTTTAAATCATTCCATAAGTTAAAAGCATGGATTGAAAAGAATCAAAGATTTATAGAAGCTAATGGCTTTGTGTATAGTTTTTTCGGCCGCAAACGGAGATTACCAAATGTTAAAAGTGAAGATAAGGCTATTAGAAGCCATACAGTTAGGAGCGGTCTTAATTTTCTGGTGCAGTCTACTGCTTCTGATATTAACCTCCTCGGCGCAATAGAGATGGATAACCACATTAAAGCAAACAATATGGAAGCTAGAATATTTGCTTTAGTACATGACTCCATATTAGCCGAAGTGCCCGATGGAGAACTAGATACATATATGGATTATCTACAGCACTATATTCAAAGAGATCGAGGATTATCTATTTCAGACGCTCCTATAGGATGTGATTTTGAAGTAGGAGATGACTATTCAATGGGTAAGTTTGATAAACAGTATGGAGACTATATGAATGATAGTTACATACAAGAACCTAGCTAAAGTAAGTTTTCCAGTATTCATTCTACCATCAAGTAACTGGGACTCAACAGACGGACTACTGTACCTAGACGGAGAGTTGGTAGACGATAGAAATATGTCAGGGACGACATTAGGGCAAAGAAGGCTTCAAACACCTCACAAAGGGCTTCTACCTTTAAAAAAATCAGTAAATAATATAATTGGTATTATAAAACAACCCTCTTTTTGTTTTATAGATAGTAATGGTATGCCTTTTATATATCAAAAAACTAAAATGTTATCTTTAAGGTATAGAAAGATAAAAAAAATAGAAAGGAAAACTACCGCTTCTCTGATTTGGATAGAGAACTGGAAGCCTCCTTTCACTATACCTAGACCTCCTGAGCCAGAGATGTTATGGGCAGGAGTACTATTTCTACGAGAATATCCTTGGATAATTTATGAGTATTCTGAAACTAAAAAGAAAGATACTCGAAGGAAAATATGAAAGCTGTACTAAGTAATAGGATTTATTTAGATGTAACTCCAGAAGTTCAAGATGAATTAGATCAAGAGCTTACATATGTAGTACCTCCAAAAAACCCAAAGGACCTGGTTCCACAGGTAATAAAAAACATGGCCGTTGTGCGTCCCGGTATAGTCACTATTCCTATAGGGCGCACTGATTTGATTCCACACGACTATGAGATCGTAGATAAGAGAGTAGTAAAACCAGAAGAATTTCCTGAGTTCAAATTCGATTTAAGAGAAAGCCAACAAAAAGTGCATGATACAATAGAAGATAACTGTATCATAAACGCATGGGTTAGTTGGGGTAAAACTTTTACTGCATTGTCTATAGCGGGTAAGTTAGGGCAAAAAACTTTAGTAGTAGTTCATACCATCTCTCTAAGAAATCAATGGGCAAAGGAAGTAGAAAAAGTATTTGGGATTAAACCTGGAATTATTGGTAGTGGACATTTTGATCTTGATAGTCCTATTGTGATAGGGAATATTCAAACTCTATATAGAAATATAGATAAAATTCGTAAAGAGTTTGGAACTGTCATCCTAGATGAAATGCATCACGTTAGTAGTCCTACATTTTCTCGAATATTAGACACGAATTACTGTAGATATAAAATAGGTTTATCAGGTACTATAGAACGAAAAGACGGAAAACACGTTGTCTTTAGAGACTACTTTAGCCCGAATGTTCTTAAACCACCTAAAGAAAATTTCATGTCCCCAGTAGTAAATGTATACCATTCTAACATAAGATTTCTAGATGGCGCAAGAATACCTTGGGCTAATAGAGTTACAAATCTAGCAACTAATGAAGAGTATAGACATACAGTAGCAATGTTAGCCGCTGGTTATGCTCACAAGGGGCATAAGATTTTAGTAGTTAGTGATAGAGTGGCATTTCTAAAAAGATGTGCGGAACTCACAGGGGATAAAGCCATCTGTGTTACAGGTGAAATCCCACATGAAGAACGAGAAGAGTTAATAAACGAACTTCGATTTGGAAATAAAAACGTACTATACGGGACTCAAGCAATTTTTTCAGAAGGGATTTCTATCAATGAATTAAGTTGTTTAATCCTAGGTACACCTATTAATAATGAACCTTTATTAACCCAGTTAATTGGTCGAATTATTAGAAAAGAAGAAGATAAACTAACCCCTGTAATTATTGACATTCACCTCAATGGGGATACTGCCAGAAGGCAGGCGTCTAATAGAGTTGGATACTACATGAAACAAGGGTATGAAATAAAAGAGCTTTAAAAAATAGTTCTTGACATTCACCTTAAAGGTTGATATAATATATGCTGTTCTATAATTGGCAAAAAATATATGACATATCTGAAGGTAACGTAGTAGAGATATTCAAAATATTTGAAATGGTTGCTAAGAATCTAGTACCTAGAAACAGAAAAGATGTTTTATATAAGTATAAAAAACATGATTTTGTAGGAACAAGTTTCTTAGTGCATCCAGATGTCTTATTATTCAACTCGTACAAACATTCCTATAAGGATATAGCAACTTACTTGGCCGCTGCTTCGATTAGAAGTGTATCTGAGTATCTTGCTCACGAAACCACAACATTAGAGTTATTGCACGTTCCATTTGCAAACCATCTTGTTGACAATATTAACAACAATAGTCTACTTCGTATTGATGATTATAATTTGATTCATTTTCTATACGAAGAAGTCCCTACGGAGAAACATTAAAAATGGCGATTTCATTTAACCAGCAGAAGGGCTCTGCTCAAAAAAGCTCAATCGAAAGTTTTACCTATCGAGACGGAGATAACAAAGTCCGTGTCGTAGGTGATATCCTAGCCAGATACGTTTACTGGATAGAAGGAACCAATGGTAAAAACATACCTCTTGAATGTTTATCATTTGATAGAGATTCAGAGCGTTTTAACAACAAAGAAAAGGACTGGGTACGTGAGTACTATCCTGATCTCAAGTGTGGCTGGAGCTATGCTACACAATGCATCGACCCTGCTGACGGCAAGGTTAAAGTTCTAAATCTTAAAAAGAAGTTGTGGGAACAAATTATGATTGCCGCAGAAGATTTAGGTGACCCTACTGATGTAGACAATGGTTGGGATATTTGCTTTAAGCGAGTAAAGACCGGCCCATTAGCTTACAATGTAGAATACCAACTACAAGTACTAAAGTGTAAGCCTCGTGCGTTAACCGAAGACGAAATGGCATCTATTGCAGATCTCAAGTCTATGGATGACGTTATGGCACGACCAACTCCAGATGCTCAAAAAGAGCTTCTAGATACGGTTAGAAAGGCTACAGTTGGTGAAGTAGATGATAGTCTCGAAGCAGAATTTGATGTGGCATGATACTATTCACAGCCGATTGGCATATAAAGCTAGGCCAGAAAAATGTCCCTGTAAAGTGGGCATTAAATCGGTATGAGCTATTTTTTGAAGCAATAAGAGAACAAGAAAAAACCTGTTCTATGCATATCATTGGAGGTGACCTATTCGATAGGTTGCCTACTATGGTAGAGTTAGAGCTTTACTTTTCTTTTATATCTAAAGTTCAAAGACCCACTATAATTTTTGACGGTAATCATGAAGCCACAAAAAAGAATAAAACCTTTTTTACTCAGCTAAAAGAAGTTACTAGAAGTATAAATCCTTTAGTCAGTGTTATTGACATATCTTATGAAGATAAGGATTTAGGCTTTAGTATACTTCCGTATGCAGAACTTCATAAGCCTAATAGTATAGAAAAGTTCAATCCTGATTGGCCTTTGTTTACTCATGTGAGGGGTGAAATACCCCCTCATGTGAAACCAGAAGTTGATCTACATAGATTCGATCCGTTTCCAGTAGTATTCGCAGGAGACTTACACGCCCACAGCAATACACAAAGAAACATTGTTTATCCAGGCAGTCCAATGACTACCTCTTTCCATAGAACCGAAGTCTCAACGGGGTTTTTACTCATCGCTGAGAACACTTGGGATTGGATGTGGGAGCCTTTTGACTTACCTCAACTAATAAGAAAAACTGTAAAAAGTGCTGAAGAGATGATTCCTACAGATTATCACCATACTATCTATGAGATAGAGGGAGATATTCAACAGCTGGCATCAATTAAAAACTCAGAATTACTAGATAAAAAAGTAGTAAAGAGAAATTCTGAAGCTGCTCTTCTAATAGATAAAGACATGACATTAGAAGAAGAGTTGATTGAATATCTAAATTATATACTAGAAATAGACCCTAACAACGTATCAGAAATCATAGGAACATTTAATGATTACTCTAAAAAGGCTCAAATGGAATAATTGCTTCAGCTACGGTGATAATAATGAACTTGATTTAGATAGTAGTAATGTTACCCAAATAATTGGTAAAAATGGTATGGGAAAATCTTCCATACCATTAATTATTGAAGAAGTATTATATAATAAAAATTCGAAAGG